ACACCTTCATAAAGCTACCCCACTAAACTGGAACCGTTCGAAGAGCTGCAGAGAATAGCCCCGAACTACTTGGACCCGGTACGAATTTCCACCGTATAAACCCGACTACGTGCCAGGCATTCGGAATAGATACTATACTGCTTTTTGTGTCGGCGTGTTCACTCGTAATGATTTCCACCTTTTCGCAAACGATAAGGGATTCCCACTTGTACGGGGCTGGGTAGATTGACCCCTCGAAGACAAAGGTACCTGCTATCTCATCATCCCAAACGAACTGCCACCCATAGGCCCTAGTCGGAAGACTGAGCGTAAGTATAGGGCCAGTGAATGGATTGATACCATCCTGATCAACCACGTAGCCTACTGCAGTATGAGCCCTTAAAACCATGACTACCCCTAATTGTATTGAGGGTTAGAGGATATAGAAGCCGGGGAATCACTCACGTTTGCTTCCCTAATGACTTTCCATGAATTGTTGGTTGTTATTGTTCCGTTTACCATGATTCCAGAATTAGGTATGTAGGTCAATTGCCCACGCACTTCCAACCTGGACCGACCATCTTGCTCAATATCGAAAGTTGTAAGTACAGGAGTAGAGACGTTACAATCTATGTAATATGAAAAATCTCTCTCGCCTGGAAAATTTGCGGGTGGGAAATATAGCCTACCTGTTACTGGACTAAAGCAAGGAGCCCCGGCTGTGACAAATGTTTCGGGTGCACTACCTAGAACTGTAACGGCATAGGCCACGACTGTACCCGTGTCTAAATCAATGTAGTGCCACTCATCCGGCTCTTGGTTGTCAGGAGACATAAAAATCCTGTTATTTATAGGGTCTAATGTCCCTCCGGTATATCCATTGTTGGTTCCACCATTATAAACATCAGGCCCGGCATAGGATACCAGTAACCCCGTGGCGCAATCTATGTAATGCCAAACCGTTGGGTTGGCTAATGCAATACTGGGGATTAAATATATACGATCGTTAGTAGGGTCGTAGGAACCATTTCTATACGTGTACCCAGCTAGGTTGCCGTTTGCAACCGATACAAAATCACCTGTGTCTAAGTCTAAGTAGAATGTGGTTAGGTTTGCTGTTAACGCCTGGTCGAAAGGCATGAAATAAACACGCCTGTTGTTTGGGGAATATCCGACAGGTTCAAGAAACCCGGTAGGGATATCTCCGGTAATGGTTTCCTCCTCCAAGGCATCATCAAACAAGCTACTGTAGGCGTATTTTGCACCAGTGTTATTTGTGCCCCATATTATGAACGGGCCTTGGTCCGGGTGCGCGTCTCCGGTTAGGGCAGCGGGCACATATTGCCCCGTATCGGCTGATTGGTAGAAAGAAGTTCCACCTACAAAGTTAGCTGGGATGGAAAAAGTATTAGTTGTGAAGTCATAAACCCCCCGAGTGTTCCCACCCCCAACTAGAAATACAGGGCTGAAATGATACTTGTTAGATAGTGGGTCAAAGACGCCCTTTCTTGCGCCGAAGTCATCCGTGGTATCAACAAAGATTTCCACTGTTCTGGCCAGAACATTCTTATGCCTTCCGATAAAAGGAGCCATTATACTATTGACGACTTCTAAATCGAATGCCGCATCCAAAGGGATATCAAGAATTGGATCTGTAATCTCTTCAAAATAATTAAACCACTGGTGTACGTTGTTCTGCCAGCCGTTCTGGTTTTGTAGGTTAGGCTTGACCGGCGTCCCGTTGATAGTGTTGTCCGATGTTGACCATCCGAAGTTTTGCTGTGCCCCATCTGGTTGAGCTTTTAAGGCTGCGCCGTCGTTGGCCCATTCTGTAGATACTGTAGGCTTAGTCGCCATGTCGTAGTCTCCTTTAAACGATTATAGAGTAAGCCCCAGCACCCGCGAAGGGGTTGCCAAGTATATCAAAAGTTCCGCTATCCGGGGAAGTGTCTGTGTCAAATCCGAAATAGATAGGCTCGTTGGTTACCACTATTTTACTAAGCTGAACCCCTGCCGCCTTCGCTATTAGGATGGCCTCCCGCAGTAGGTTAAAATCAGCGTTCACTGAATTGGTGACATAGATAGAGAAGGCTGCGTCGAAGTCTTCCGTTATCGTTATAAACTCGGCTTCGATAATCTTGTTAGATATGTCGATTATTTCTTTGCCGGTACCTGTGGAGTTGTAGGCAGCTACCAAACCAAAGAGATACTTTCTATATATCTCATCATCGACGGGGCGAGTGGTGCCGTTGAGCAAGTCGCCAATCAAATCCAGATTTCTACCTGTCGCCGTGTCGATGGTAAGCAGAGTCTTGAATAAGGTGAATTGGTCCTCGAAATCATTCAAGGGCAGTATCATTGAGCCCACCAGGGCGTCGAGCAAAGCACTATCCTGATACTGCTCAAGATACTTGGGCGGGTAATTGGTAACGTGGTCTATAGGTTCAAGCTCTTTTGTCATTATGGGATATCCTCCACAACCACATTAACACTGATCAAAGTAGCTTGCTCGAAAGGATCTATGATGATGTTAGCTGTGCTGGTTGGGGCTGGTGTAATATCTGCAAAGATAATCAGGTCGATGATGTCGCCCACATCATTAACAGGTGAGAAGAGTCGGTGGTTATAAACCGCGTCACCTATTTGCAAGTTATTGATGAAAGTGACCAGGTTGACTTTAATCTGGTCGTCGCCGTCACTGGGGTAGTTTACCCCTTTCTCACGCTGAACGGTTATGAAGATTGGCACATCGACCGTCGAACTGATCGGCATTATCTGCCCCACATCGCCATTGGCATCTGTAAAGGTTCCAGTTCGTCCACCGCCATCGGTTGACACCACTTCGATACCCAAAGACTTGGCATCATAAATGGCCTGCGCTATGGCGTCATTGAAATCAGTGTCGGCATTAACGAATACCTCGAAACTATGTGGCGGCATTTCGTTCGGAAATAGCGCCCCCGGTATGGCAAAGTCTGAATCGTTCTCAATAATCGAAACATTCTTAGAAGTCGAGCCTATCGCGTCTATGACGGCCTCCCTGATTCCCCCTGCTGTAGATGTCCCTTGCCGCGATAGCTCGTTGTAGCGTCGTGCTCTGTATGCTGGATCGCTCTCTTTAAGGTTACCCAGGAAAGCATTGTCGATATTGTAGCCGCTATCGAGCCCGAGCACCGAATCTTTAGGGACGATTATGGTTCCCTTCAATCCTTGGATAGCGTCAACATCGACACTAAGGAGATTGGCCGGTGATTCCGATGCATAGTTGTTCTCGGTGGTCAGGGCTACGCTGTTAAACTCTAAAGTATTGGCCTCGACCGTCATGTCATTACTGACCAGGGTTGACACGTCCAGGGTGATATGGACCAGGCTGGGTACAAAGGAGATACCCAGCTCTGTGCCGTCGAAGTTTCCCAACACTGTCACCGTGGTGATACCTGCCAATGCTTCCAGAGCTGTCTTAATCTCGGCTGCAGTATCGTCCCAGTTGATGGTGGCTGCGTTGCCATCAAAGGATAGGTCAATGGTCCCAGTATCCGCGATACCTGACACCACTACCGCTAGACTGGTCGGGCTGATAAGGTAGTCCGTGATATCCGGGGTACCTGTGCGGGTCTTGGACGATAGCGCGAAGTCGTTCGTGGTATCGGTGACGGTGAACCTGTTACCCTGGGCAACGGAGGTATTGGCGTCACCAATCAAATAGATTTCGCCCTGGCTGGATGCTCCTTTGATTCTAGCGATGTTGACTAGCTGCAGAGCTTTATCAAGGGAAACACCCAAAGAGGTCAAGGCAAAGTAAGAGTTATAAACATCTTCCAACCCCTCCCATACCAGGGACATCTCAGAAGAAAAGATGTCAATTAGCTGGCCGAACCGTGAAGACTCGCCCACGTTTACCACTTCGTCTATTTCAGCAAACCGCAGAGTTATGTTTTCCCGTAGCTCTGTTTGCAGCTCTTCCAGTGTTTTCGGTTCAAAACCTTGGTCAGTTAAACCCGCCATACTAGCCCACCTCTATATTATCTTGGATCTGTTCGCCGTCATCCGTTATAGCAACAAAAGAAACTTTAAGCTGCCGCGTCGATCCCAAGTCAAACACAATTGACGCGACTTTGGCAATCCCCGGAGTTCCCAATATAGCATCCCTGACAATCTTATCAGTTTTCTCATAGCTGATTGGCCTTTGTTGAAAGACTTCCTGTACCCAGGGAACCCCTGTATTCAGTGAATCATCAAGAAAGTATTCACCTGCGAAAGTCTGCAGCCGGGCTACCAGGTCCTGCCGAATACCTTCGACCTTGCTCACATCACTGGTGAACTTTAGATCGCCATTTACTAGCTGGATATCTAACGTGTCTCTATCAAACGCTACATCTGTCATTATTGCACCCCTATCATACTTTAAGTTTACCTAGCTCTGCGATAATCCCCTCTAGGACTAAAAGGTTTGGGGCATTCATAGGACCAGCGATCCCGCCACTCACCGTGTATGTCGCCGTGGTCATCTGAGTAATAGCCACTTCCATCATCTCGATTAGATCCCTGTTTTTCAGAGTCGAGGCTAGGGCGGGTGTAGCGTTAGCATCCCCCACAAATATCTTCTTACCATAGAGCCCCATTGCATCCTTAGCCTTTGAATGCTGTTTGGCCATGTTCTCGTGGGTCACCCCCGGAAGGAGGAAGCAGGAACCTATGGGAAAAAGATCGGAGTCATCTGGAAGTCGGGAACCATTCGACCGCCAGTTGTCTATGCTTCTTTGGCTCACTATGATTACACCCTTATCCCCCTTCTTCAAAGGGAAGACTAGCGCCGAGTCACTAGACATAGGATAGAGGATTGGCACATCAAAGATGGTGACCGCTTCCCCCACTGAGCCGTCAAAAAAGCCCGCGTCGAACTCCGGGCGGACATCTGCCAGCAATTCAGACTTATTAAATTTCTTAATCTCGACAGGTAAACAAATGTTTAAATCCATCATGTTCGTTTGGAATACTGCATTAGCCACTTCCCCGAAGTCTGTCATCCTACACCCGTCATGGTTTCTATTAACTCACCCTCGAAGATTGTATTGAAATCCCCGCCGTATATCTGCCCAGTGTGTTCCAGACTTTTTACTCTGTAATAAAGAAGCTCGCCTTTATCCCCTATCAGCCTGAATACAAAATTAATATCAATCTGAGCATAGAGGATGGTTCTAACACTGACACCCGCGTAATGGCTATCTTCACCTTCCAGCCCCGGCGAACTCGTAAAGTTGTGATCAATAAGCCCAGTCTTGGGCCCAAGGTCGAAAATAGGAGCCTTCGTTATCAGCTCTTTCCCCACCACTACCTTGGGGTAAACGTCAACCCTTCGATTGTTCAATACCACGTTATGCCTTGGCAGCATCCCAGCGAGTAGCTGGATAGCATCCCCTGATTTCGCCTGGGCTGTTTTGTATTTTGTATCATTTTTAGGGTCTACCGGAAAAAACGGAATCACACCAGAATTAGGGAAATAGTCCTCATTTATTTTAGCTATGAGATCACGGGCTATCTGAAACCGAGTGGCACCCTTGGCGTAAGCCTTAGCGAAATATCTCGACTTCCTTGTAAGCTTTCCTGACACCAGAGAAATCTCGATAAAGGTATCCATACCTTCACGCCCAAAGGTAGCCTTGGCCAAACTACCCGCGAATACCTCATACAATGACCCACCATAGCCCAGTTCCAGGGTGAATAGGCCAGCCACCTGCAGAGCCTTGGCCGTGGAATCGGTTAGGTTGTAAATCTTAATCGTGCAAGTGTTGGCCGATGCTGTCACCAGGGATACTGGGAAGCTCTTCTTTATTTGAAAGGATATATTTAAACCCCTGTCTCTTCCAAAACTTTTGGGGCTGCGTGATATAGTGGAACCAATAGTAATAGATGGCAAGGAAGCCTGCGCCGGTATAAACTGCAGGTTGTAGTTTCGCCCGTAAGCTAGTTGACTCATTGTTCCCCCTTACAAATCGGCATTGACATAAAACAGTTGAACAATAGCCCCAAAATTATCAAGGGTACAATCCTTTGTACCATCCTGCGTGTCTTGCACAATGAAATCACCGTACATAATATCAGGGAGGATACCGTAAGGCTGAATCATCTCTATAACCCTGGATAGCAGGGGTATTGATTCCAGTATAGTTACGTTGTCCTGGTCTATTAGAGTCATATACCAGCAATCATTGCGGCTATTGTATCGTATGCGTAGGGATAGCTTAGTCCTGTCCAGCGATGTTACGAACTGATAGAGCTTGGTTGCATTATTTACAGGTACCTGAAATGTAGCCATTGTTTACTTCCTCGGTTACTGTGGAGCCACTGGACCCGCTGGCCCTTGCGCTCTCTTAAGATAGTTACCCGCAGTAGGATTAGTTTTACCAACAATCTCATTGGAAAGTAGATCAAGGGTATCTTTATCTGTTTTCTTAATTTTTAACTCTTCGTTTGTTACTACTGAACTCTGTTGCTCGCCTTCCAGAGATAGGGTAATCTGCCCCGCCGTGGCAAAGGCCACCCTTGCAATATAAACCTGCTCCAGGGTCATCGTGTACCCTATTGCGTCGCCCGTGTTAGCGTCCCTTGATATGTTGAGGCTAGTAATTTTAAAGGGCGCTATGTCTCCGTATTGGTCGGTGTAGCCGCTTTTCTCATATGTTGTTTTTACATAAAGAGGAGTACCGCCGTCTGACCAAGCCATTAACTGGGAATAGGCTTCCTGTACTCTTGACTCTGCAGAGCTAAATTGCTGACCAAACGCCGAGCTTGCGAATACCTGCCCGATGTTGGCGATGTTATCAATTATCGAAAAGGTCGTGTTAGATGTCATCGCCGAGAAAGTTATCGAGTAGTTTGTGATTCCCCCGGTATCCGATATAGGCTTACCAGCCTCCACTGGGTAGCTGGTGTTATTTGCTTGTAAAAAATAGTTCTCGGATAGCGTGGCATCACTGACAAAGACTGGGCCTTTCTTTGTAAAGGCCCCCGGAATATTGCCATTCTTAGATAGCGCCTCGGTGTTCCATTCCAGTTCCTGAATATTAAACTTACTGTTGACTGGTAAACTAGCCTCGTTTGCTGCCCAAGTCATTAGACTACCCTCCCAGTGTTTCCGTATCTATTAAGGCTGGCCTCTAACATCAGGTTGATAACCTTGGCTGGGTTCTCTGCTGTTATCTTGATGTCTTGGATTATCTGAATCGAGCTACTGTCATTAGGGTTTGGCTTTGGCTTTGACTTGTCTGTCGGCGTGGGCGTTAACAGAAGCTCTGTTCCTGCACTAACGCCTTCACCGAGTAGTTCCAGTAAGTCAAGGTATTGCCTAATTTTTGGTACTTGAGCCGCAAAATCTAAAAACTTGTCTAGGGGCGAACCCTTGGGCACTGTAACATCTCTCACGAAAGCCATCGTGGTACCGCCTAAAGCACCAGCGAAAGCCTCTATTAATAGTTTAAATAATGCCTGAAGGAAGAACTTCACCAAGCCTCCCAGAGTTTGCTCAAACCCCGCAGCCTTTAAAAACCGACCGATAAGGGAGTCTTCCCCCTTAAAGAATTGACCAAAGTCTATAGTTACCCTGCCCAGTGTCCTAACGATGCTGGATAGTATGTCGTCTATCTCCCTTATTAATTTAGGTGTGTCCGAAGTCCCGAAAAGCTTCTCAATAGACCCCAAGAATCTACCAATCATCTTACCCGTTTTTATAAACCCGGTAGTGTCCTTGAAAATATCCATGAAATTATTTAGTCGCTTGGTGAAGAAGGTAAGAAGATCCTTCAATCCCCTAGCGACGGGCCTGCCGAATATCTTTATCCACTCGGAGAATGCTGCCTGAAAGGTTCGTATGGCTTTAGTTAGAGTCGTATCTTTAAAACCACTGAAGTTTACTATCCCTTTTTCCATTGTCTTTAGTAGCACATTGGATTTCAGTTGTTCCTCGGTTAGTGTTCTAAGGAGTGGCATTGTAACCGATAGAACTTCTTCCAAGGCCCCAGTCGCCTGAGTTTTACCAATGGCCTCTAATATCACGCCTATCTCTTGGCCACCTAACTCGGCAAAAGGTCCAGCAACCTTAGCTAGTCGGGCACCTGTCCGTGGATCGACACCCGAGGCGAATAGCTTACCCAGAGCTGATAGAGTAGCGTCGGCGCTAATGCCTAGCCCCCTCTGTATCGCCCCCGCAACCGCTTGGAGGCTTTTATCTAAAGGCTTCGTGTATTTGTTTTGGAGAAACATACCCCTCTGCAATTCTAATATTGCATCTTCTTCCGCACTAGCATCCCTGACACCTATGGAAAGTATCGACCCGAAAGCCGAGGTCACTGTGGATACTGCCTGTGCTACCAAGACACCACCCGCAACCCGAAGGATACCAGTGAAGAAACCAAAGATAGCTTTCAAGGGAATAAGTATAGCCTTTAATGGAATAAGCAGGGCCTTGAAAGGCAAAGCCAAGCCTGACACCGCCCGCTTAAACCTATTGACTTTTCTACCAGCCCGCACCGCTTCGTCGCCTACGTCTTCAAACGCATCTTCCTGCTTGTCCAAATCCTTGTTAGACTTCTTAACCGTCTTGCCTAACTCTTTTTCAGACTTAGTTAGCTTGTCGATTTCCTTCGTGGCCTTCTTAGCCCCAAGTAGGCCGATGCTAATAAATAACTCTCTAAGTGGATTGTTTTTACCTGCCAAGTGATTCACCTATAGATTTAATTAGTTCGACCTTTTGAAGCTCCTTGATTTCCATGGCTTCGTGGGCGTGGACCAAGTCAATAAAACTTATTGTCTCTAAGTCCGAATACGACAAAAGGCCCGATATAACAGGCCCCCAAAAAAACAAATCTAGCCTGTACTCTTCCTCTGGCTTTGTCTTCTCCCCTTCCGACTCTGCTAAGGCTGTTTTAAATCGCCTAGCGCGTCGAGTAGTGGAGAAAAAAAATCCTCAAAGTTATAGAGCAATAACTCCTTAACACACTGGAAGGAAAAACCGTAGTCTTCCAGATTGAGCTTGCCGCCGTTAACAATAATCTTTGGTGCCATCTGCGTCATGAAATCGAATAACTCATCTTCCCCAAGGCTATTGAAAAATAGCCCAATGCCTTTGCCTAGATTGTCGTTGGCCATCTCGCCAAGAGCCGGGCCTAGTGTCTTACCTAGTTTGTGAAGAACCCGGTAGCCTTCCCTGGCTACCAGCTTTGATACCTGAACCTCTTTGCCTGCTATTGATACTGTTTTCATAGTTTACTAGTCTCCAAAGGTTTTAAAAAAACGGTAAATCAGGTGGGTTAAACCTGCTCGACAAGTCGTCGGCGAAGTTCTTAACACCCTGTACCGGGTTCAATTTATTCCATAGGTCTTCCGACGTAGTGCTACCAGCCGGGTTGGTAGTGCTTGGAAGGCCAGCAAGAAACATAATAATATTATCACTACGAAGCGTCCAAGTTCGCGTCTTGTGACTATTACCAAAGTCAATATCTGGAACCTTGGTAACAAAGCAGGAAGGCGCTAGTATTGTAGTGCTACCGTCTTCCTTACCCTTAGCTAGAAAGGGTAATACCAGCAACCCCGTAAGCTCATCCAGAGCCGATATGTAGCTTAGGTAGTTGTTAGATGGGGACGATTGCAAGAGGCTGATAGTTATCACCCCGGATCGCAGCTTATTGCGAACCCTTGCCGCATCCCCATCTATACCTTGAATCAAAGAGAAACGATCGAAGTCAGTTGTGACCGATAAGAAATCAGCATCCAGCTCGTCAAACTTGTGACCAGCCAGGGTTATGTCGAAGTCTTTAGGGTCAAACTGTCTTAGCATACGTTAGCCTCTAGGTTATGGTGCTGGTACAAAAATATGATCGGCTGTTGACGTTTTACTTAAGTTGTAGACTGAAGTATCCGCGCACTTGATAGCCCACTCCCAATCGCTTGGTGAGTTGCCCCAACTAGCATCGGGCTGCTTCTCAATGTATGCGGTACTGGAAGATAGCAGGGTCTTTAGCACATCATCGCCCGCAGCGTCTAAACCCGTTTTGTAAGTAATAAGAATGGTAAAAACACCCTTATTTATAGACTCATCGGCTGCAGCTATCTCGCTAAGGTGCAAGTTTGAAAAGCTACACTGTTGCAATGTGATATTTACATCAGTCGTGAAGTCGTTGGTTTTGACTCTACAGACATGGCCTGTTGCGCCTACCTGACTAACCCACATAGGGTTAGGGCGACTGATAGAAACCATAGTTTCTGCAAAGCCCTCAATAGGCTTTGATGCTATGGTTATAACTAAGTTCTTTGGATCGAATGTCTCGAAAGCCATTTTAGTATCTCCCTTTTAGTCTACTAGTACGCCGTTAATTTGAACCGTGTTGACACCGCTGCCTGCGAAAGCCACGAACGAAATCCCATTAAGAACTCGATTACTCTTATCAATTGGCGAGATACTGGCAGCCGAGGGGATAGTGATTTGAAACTTAGGAATCGGTAAGAGAATCCCTTGATCTTCTGCAAGCTGCAACACTGCAGATACGGAAGCCGCAACCGATGAAATTCCACCATCATCATATGGTACCTTGTCGCTGGAAGCCAGTAAGCCGAATACCCGTTCCTGTATCCGAGCTTCCAAGAAAAGCACGTTGATAAATGTGTCAATGAAACCGCCGTTTGCTGCCTTACCATCGTAAGTCAAATCAAGGCCAGCCGTCTTACTATACTGGTTGGCATTGTCGGCTCGCAAAGTAGTCTCTTGCGCGCTGGATAGGGATACAATATCGACAAGCTCCAGGCTCATATGGGCTGGGTTGTAGCTTCCTACAGTTCGGCCAAGCATCGCAGAGAGCCAGGCTACCTGTGTCCACTGTCCGAGTGGGTCGGCGCTAGTGACAAACTGAAGGAAAGAAAAGTTGGTGTTCAAGTTCGGTGGTGCTGAAATCGACGTGTAAATAAATCCGCCATATTTCTTCGTAGCTGCCAATGCGCCCGCTGCTGTTTCCGCATCGGCGTTATTTGTGAAGTCATGCGCGTAGCCGAACCAGGCATCGCTATTAGCCAGGATATCTGTGATATCGGTAGCCGATATAAAGTTAACTGCTGGGGTTGTGATTTCTTGAGTGACTGCCTCATCTACAACCGCGCCGGTTAAGACTTCTGAAGTCACTAGGAAACTGTCACCTGCAGCCGCGCCCGTGATAGTGATAACATCCTCGGAACCTACTTCCCCGGAAGCTACTGCAGTAGCAACC